TATTGGATATTAAGGGCCTTTGCTAATACATAGGCCCTTCTTATATCCGCTAACACTTGTTGGTCAGAGGGTTTTTTCGTCATGTTCTTGGTTTGCTAAATAATCTTTGTATGCTTTTTCCAAAAGATTTAAATCCTCTTGAGTAAGTTCACCCCAATAATCTACTTCGAAGTGATTTATAATTTCTTCCATGCTGTCGAAGTAACCTTCTTCAATAGAATCCATTGTGTTCTGCCAAAAGCCTTCAGGATTTTCCATCATTTGCATTTGGTTATAACTCATCTGCGTCTCTTCCAATTCTCCCGTAGGAGAGATAGTGAATTTACCTGCAAAATCCATTCCTGACTCTTCGTAGTAGCCTTCTAGGGTTAGTTTATACTCAACAGCTAGCTTGATAAAAAATGGAAGCATAGGACTCCAAGCAGAATCTCCTGATATGGTAAGTGAACCATCTTCAACATCTATCTCAAACTCACCTTGAAACCATTTAGAACCGTAATTTTCATATACAGCATTCCAAGGTTTTTTATCATCATCGAATTCTTCTTGCTCTAATATCTCTTGAGGAAAGAACATTGGATAAACCTTGTAATAACATTCTACATAGGTAGTGCTTGTTTCTTTATTATCCAATAAAGCATCTACAATTGACTTTAAACGAGCCAGGTTCTCTTTGGAACCCGACCCATTTACATAGTTATAACAATGATTTGCCATAATTAAAACTGATGAAATTCAGCAGAAGGTGGTTGTACAAATAGTACTCCAGAGTTATTACCTTCTCCATCTCTACTAGGGTAAAACAAAGTGCCATCTTCCAACTCTAGAACGATTAACTCTTCGTCCCAATGTAAATCTTCAAGTTCTTCTTGAGAAGCATAACGTACTGACTTAATCTTCTTTCCTACAAAGATATCTTGAGCCAGTTCCATTCTTTCTACTTGATATTCTACTATTGTCTTCATTATTCTGCTGCGTAACCGAAGAAATAGTACTGACCAGGCGCTTGGTTTTTGTCGTGCTTAAACTTAATTCTAGCCACTGTAGGACTACAACTAACTAGTACACGCTCCATGATAACAGAAGTACCTTCCATAGTCTTTTCTGTGTACTGACGAGCTAATTTAACAGCTTCAGTCTTGTGTCCACTAGAGTTAATCTTTTCTCCCCGATTGTTTAGAACAAAGTAAACCAAGTCCCACTTTTTAGTACCTGGAACTACGATGTCTTCTACTTGAGTTTTAACCTTAAGCTTATTTTCTTTAGGGTCTTGGATACATACTCCCCAAGCAGGTCCCCACTTAGAGGTGTTTTCAATTTCTTTATCAATAAATGATCGTATGTCTAATTTACTTTTTTTCCAATCAGCAGTTTTGTCTACAAAACCTTCAGTAGTACTGATGGTTCCGTTGTAACGATCATTGCCGTACTCAGAACGTGCATCGTCTACTAATTGATTGTACGCCTCACGCATAGAGTAGGCTCTTGATTTTTCTACAAATGTTGTTGCTCCCATGATTTTAGTTTTTATTTTTTATTTTTTCCAGAATTTTTCTATGCAAGGATCTGCTTTAAGCGGTACTCGCTTACAGAAGACAGCCCCTGCTTTTACCATTGCACCTTCTAGTGCATTTGCTACTTCTCCTGATAAAGACTCAGGACATTCCACTAAGTTCTCGTCATGAACCGTGTTAATAAATTTGATTGTGAACAATAGTTTGTTCGGTAGTAAATAATCTTCCCAGAAATAAACACAGGATAGTTTAGTTATCTCCGCAGATTCACCCTGTATCGGGTAATTGAGAGACATACGTTCTATCTGACCTTTCTTACCGAAGAAAGTAGATACCTGTTGTTTAATTTTAGAGTAAGATGCTGTTTTGTGTTCTCTGTGTTTTTTGTAGTTATCCCAAAAGCCCTTAACACCTACAGCTTTTTTTGCTTCGAGAAACTCATCATAGTAATCTACGTATGATTTTTTGCCTGTTACGGCTGAGATTAGTACATACCCGTTATCTACGCCAAACTTCTTGGCTTCGTCAAAATATGCCTTCAATCCCGGGAAGGCTGCAAAGTACGCATCATAGATCTTCTGACCTTGTTCTACATCTAGTCCTAGTTGGTCGGCTATACCTATGCCACTACCACCGTAGTTGATTGCAAAACCAGCTACTTTAGCTGACTGACGCTTATCCTTGTGCTTCTTTTTAATTTCATCTAGAGTCAATCCCTCTAGTTCATCGTACATCTTGCTGGCAACAAAGCTGTGCATGTCACCCAAGTCTTTGTCATAGAACTCTAAGAGGTTTTTATCCAAGCATTTGTTAACCAAAACAATCTGTTCCTGACCCGTGTAGTCACATCCGATAATAACATTACCATTTTCTGCTACGAAACAACTGCGAGTCTCTTCATCGCTAGGTATGTTTTGTAAGTTAGGGTATGCTTCACCGGTTTCTTTGTTTCTACCACCGCTTGACAGACGGCCCGTGTTCATCAACTGCTTGTACTGTGTGTGGATTCTTCCGCTTACAGGATTGATTAGTCTAATCCAATTCTCTCCATAGGTACCCAAATCTTTCTGAGCTTGCTTATACTTCAAATAAGTCTCAATGATTGGGAACTTGCCTTGAACTTTAATCAAGTGACTTGCCTCGATGGTATCCTTGGTCTCTCCTTTATCAGTAACTGAGGTGTCTACTCCAAGCGATTTGAAAAAATCTACTACTTGGTGAGAAGAGTTCCAATTGATAGAGGTTTTGATTTCAGGATTAAAGAGGTCTGTTTGTTGTTGGATAAACTGAATCATCTTATTATCTAAGATGAATTTATCTAGCGTCTTCTCAGCCTCGTCTAGTTCTAATTTAGTCTTGCCCATTTTGATTCTCCACTTGTCTTGGTCTAGCTTAATACCACAGTATTCTATATACGCTAAGACCTTAACGAACCTATTGTCAAGTTCTATGGACTTTAAGGAACCCTGTTTTTCAAGTATATCTAATTGAATATCTTTGAGTTGGTGTAAATAAGTCACATCGAGGGCAGAATAAAGAAGAAATGGGACGGTGAATTTTCCATTGATATTCTTCCGTTCTGTCTTATCCATTACTACGCCTAGGTGACGATACACGCATGCATCCAAACTACATCTGTGACTATCTATACCTAACCTTGTGGTCTTCTCGCCTAAGAAAGTATCATAGACCTTAGTAGGAATGATTCTCTCGTGGTATAGGAACTTCAAGTCAAACTTTAAATTGTGTCCAATAAGCTCTTTGGTTTCCAGCAGCTCCTTGAAGAACTGTATGTCCACACTTTTGACATCAATTACAAACTGATGCTTCTCATTGCCTAACTGAATAGTCAATAGATCTGTAGTGTAAGGATCAAAGCCCAAGGTCTCGCAGTCAAAGCCTAAGACATCCTTTTGTTCTAGTGCAGATAACGCTTGCTCTTTGCTACAGAATACAATACCGTCTTCAGGTCTAAGCTTTAACGTCCTTTGTATGGCTGGGTTCTCTGTTACAAATCCTATCATAGTTTTACTAACTTACTAATAATCATGTGATAGTCGTACCAACAGTCTTCCATCAAGGATAATCTCTCAGCACTAGATAATGACTGAAACTCTAACTTTTCCAAAGCTTTCTTGTAGATCTCATAAATCTCTCTGCGATCATTGTTGTTCATCTTCAAACTAATAGGAGCTATGCTTAACAGAGTTTCTGTCATTTCTGCTCCCCAGATTTTATTGATGGACTTGCCTAGATTCCAAACGTGATGAGGTGTGTACATGTTGCATGTAGGACAGCCGGGTAACATATTGCGTAGGTCAAATCGAGTGATACTCTTGGTTCTACTTACAAAGTGACAACATTGCAATTGTTTACGAGGCATTCTTACTTCACAGGCATGGCATTTCTCATCGAAGGCAGCTCTGATCAACCAAGAAGTCATCTGGTCTAATTTAGCCTGAGTGATGGTACTGGCTTTCTTCTCACGGACTTTAGCACGCTTTTCCTTAACCTTCGCTATTTGTGATTTTTTCACACAAACGGCACATAATTTCTTGGTTTTGTTGGAATAAGGCCTCTTTTTACCACATTCTGAGCAAATTGTCTCCATTAAGGGTTTTTCAACTTCCCCTTTAATAGGCACTTTTTTAACTGTCTTTTTCAGCATAAACAAATATAATAAATAAAATTAAAGGGCAAAAGAAATCTCTTGCCCTTAACATAGAGAATTATAACTTTATAAGTTATACCTCATCAACTCCTACCAAATGGTAAGTTTTGTTGATAGTTGGTTCTACAAATTCTCTGTAGATTTCATCAAAACCTCTTTGGTTGGTTCTGAATGCAACACCACTCATCAAAGCATTACGCTTAGCCTCAATGTCCTTGTAGGTAAGCATGTGGTTTGTGTAGCGAGTAACTGCATTGAACAATCCGTAAGCTGTCTCACCGTGAGTATTGAACTCGGTAGTCATAGCAACTCGGAAGTTGTTCAAGCGATTCTTGGTACGAGTAAACTCCTCGTCTCCGCCAATGATACTAAGCAAGAACTCGTCAGTAATCTTTGTTGGAATCGTGGTGTTGCTCATCTGAATCATAGTTTCAATCAACTGTTCTTCCTGGAATACAGAATTACGCAACTGATTACTGATAATTGCAATCTTTGCTTTAGAGTTGGCAGTGTGACGAACACGCTCCATGTCTTTAAGTGCAGAGAAGAATGTGTTGGCACAAACTACTACTACGTTAGTGGTACCGAAGCCAATAGGAGCCGAACCATCGTGAGAAGTCAAAGCGGTCAAGAATCTTTTAGAGTCTGAACCACCGATACGAACATCAGGTAGAGCCAACTGAAAGTAAACCTTCTGACCGTTACCGAGCATACCAGCTCTGCTGATCTGAAGATTTTGTTGACCTGCAGCCTCATATAGAGTTTCTGCAATCTCCCTGTTTTGAGTAGGAGTATACTTACTGCCTACAATACCTAAGCATTGGTTGTTGTCGCTTCTGAAAATACCGAAGCCTTGTGTTGCTTGACCTTGTGGGCCGTAAAGAGTTTCTTTGGTTACTGACCAGTTAGCGTTTGCTTGTTCTAAAATTTGTTCTACTGACATAATTAATTTTTTTTATTGGTTGATTCTGCGATTTTACTGATTTCTGTGTGTTTGCCTTGTTCTCTAACAAAAGCGTCAAGGTGTTCTAATTCCTTTAGTTGGCCAGCGTTAGTACAATAATCGTACTCGCTGGATTTAATAGTGTTTTTAAGTGATTCTAGTCGCTCTCCTATATACATTAATAGGTTCGTTCTGAATCGATAATAAGTAAGCATCTCTTGCCTAATACGATCATCGTTGTTGTCTAAAAATTCAGCCATTTGATAGTGTCTCCGTTGTTGTGTAATAAAATTTTATTGATTTCCTCAAAGTGATCGCAATCCCATTTGCCGCCTTTGTAAACTGCAGATACAGGATGCGATGATTGAAGCACGTGGTGAAATTTACTGTTTACTAGAGGCATGAATTGCTGTGCATCTTTGCCCCAGAAACAAAAGATAACCCCTGTGCTGTTCTCAGAGATAGTTTTAATTACAGTTTCCGTAAAGGACTTCCATAATTTTAGATGAGCACCTGCTTGATTCTTTTCTACGGTAAGTGCTGCATTAAGTAGGAATACTCCTTGCTCAGCCCACTTGTGTAGATTCATATCAGTCTCCAAAAAGTTAACCTCATCTACGTATAGAGTTTCTTTCAGTCGATTGTAAATCTGTCTAAGACTAGGAGGCACAAATTCTGTGTGGCGGGGAGCAAATGCCAATCCACAAGCAACCGGTTCGCCTTTAAACTCTGTTGGGTACGGGTCCATTCCGATGATAACAACCCTTATCTTGTTAAAGGGTGTCAGCTGAAATGCCTTGAATACCTCATCAGATTTAGGGTAAACTGTCTTGGTTGTTCTTAAAGTTCTAAGTGCACCTGCTATGCGAGTAAACTCATCCGACTCTATGACTCCTTGTAAGTGTCCATACCAATCATCTGGTATGTTAATTCGCTTTTGCTTGTTCATACTTTACTAGTGCTTCCTTGATTTCCTTTAATTGATTCATGTCCTTCTTTTCTTTGACCCATCTAGTAGCAAATCTTTCCCACTTAGCTTGGTCAAATTCTTTGCGTAAGTCAGACAAGCTGACTGGCTTGGTGTTGAAGTAATGAGGCAACTGTTCTTTAACTTCATCTAGTAGTTTCTTGAAACCAATCGCATAAGATCCGTTAGATTGTAACAGGTCGTCATGAGTGTTGATAGCATGAATTACTGTACTGTGATCTCTGCCTCCGAATAAAAGACCCGTCTTGTCTAAAGTGTAGTCTAGGTAGATAGCAAAGATTACCATTGCTTTCTTACGTATATCCACTACGGTTCGTTTACGACCTACAGCCTCCAAGTCCTCATAAGATACCTCAGTCTGAGCATAGATAATGTCAAATATCTTACGTTCATCTGCAGTTAAATTAATACGGTTCAAAGACCTAACTGGATTTTTGCGAACAGTTTTCGAGTTGTCTATCTTCCTTTTACGTATGTGCTTCTCAAAACCTTTTAAGTTTATTAAATTTCGGTAGACACGTACTGCATCTCCGGGATAACCACCCATCTTCTCCACTGTATACTCAACAGACTTTCTTATATAATCATCAATGTTTTGCATAATTCTAAAAATTTTTCTTTTCCGTGGTCTCTATAAATATCACTAGGGTCTTTGCCCAACTCAGCATTGTGTTGCAGAAACGGGAGATTAAATTTCTCACTCATTTTCTTGGCGCCATTAATACCTGCTTCGTCTGCATCAAACCATAGCCATATATTCTCAAATCGATGTTTCAGTATCTCGTAAGCATTATCTGAAACTGGTGTATTCTCGCTTCTTACAGCGACTGCATTAATTCCCATAGAGTGTAAAGTCATTACGTCCTTTAAACCTTTAGTAATAACTAGATTAGTCCCTCTAGACGGTAATTGAGTATAACCCTCTAATATACCACCAAAGAAGCTAGATCTAAACTTATTTCTTTTGTCTCCTAGTGGTCTATATAACTTGAACCGGTTCTTCTCTTTGTAGCGGTAACAAGGATCAAAGTTATTATTGATATACCACAGGTCTTCGTTTATCCAAGCACGCTCTATTCTTCGAATGTCATAATACTCTAGGATGCTAGGAGTAATTCCGAACTGTGCCCAGTACTTGTAGTCGTTTTTTGTAAAAGTGCATAATCGCACTTTTATCACAGCCGGCTTTACTTCAGGAGCAATGAACTCTTTTGCTTCTAGAACTAGACGATTCTTGTCTGAGAGATTCAAGTCTTTGATGTTGAAGTCAGACTCTATCTTATACAGGATATCAGGAAAAGAATATCCCGTCATTAGGATAGCTACATCTAAACAACTGTAGTAGGTTTGAGAGGTACCGTAATCTACGAAATACAAATGACCGCCTGTTGTCCATCGAAAGAAACACCCAGGAGTTTTGTCATCTCTGAATGGATTTATGTAACGCCTTTTAAGGTTGATGTCTGTCTTCATGTAAAAAGACATTATCTGTTCCTCGCCTAATAGTCGGTACAATGCAGATACCGTTAGCGGTATTTCAATTTGTTCTAAGTCCATAAATAAAAGGGAGGCTTTTACACCTCCCTATATTAATTAAAACTCAAGGAAAGGTTCGTCTGTACTAACAAACGGGTCAGGAGTTTCTGTAGCTCCTCCACCAAACATATCGGTTACTCCACCGTCAACTTCAGCTTCTGCTGGTGCTGCATCTGGCAAGAACTCTTTCAAGTCGTAAGAGTTACCATAGTACTGCTTGTAACCATACTCACCCTCAACTACTTTCTTTACGTAATCGGTTACACGACCTTGTACGTTCAAGAAAATGTTAGTGAATACATCTTGGTACTTGCTGTCTTTGATACCCATCAATACTTTGATACCACCGTCAAGTTTGTTGAAGTGAGCAAAGAATGCTTCCAACTCACTACCATTACCTTTTGCTACTGCACTCCAATCATCCAATACGAATGGTTTGGTTTTAGGACTAGCATTAGCATAGGCTTTCATCAAAGAATAAATATTCTCTTCACCTTCTCTTGCCTCACGGATACTTGCTTTGTCCAAGCGACGAGACTCGTCCCAGTTTCTCATAGTATCGCTCAATCCCGCTAGGTTCTCAGCCCATGCAGTTTTGGTGTAGTTGTCGATGAATTGCTTTTTGTCTGACTTTGAAATACGAGTGTTGTTAGACACCCACAAAGAAAACTTACCACGTAATTCTACTTTGCTAGAAGGATGGTTAACATACCAAAAATCAATACGGAAGTTCTTCTCACCCTCATACACAGGAGCTTTGACTTCCTCTAGACCTAAGATATCTTTTAGGCGTTTCTCGTCAGGGTTGACAGCAATAATTTGAATAGGTGCAAAGCCGGTGTAATACTTACGGTTTGATACTTCTCTGGTTTCTAAATTGTCTAATTTCATGATTTTTTGATTAAATGGTTTCTGGTTTGGTTTCTTCAACTATGGCTTCTACTTTTTTAGGAGCCGGATTCACTGGTGCTACTTCATCTGCATAGTATGCATCGATTGCAGAGCACACATACTGCAAATCGTTTGGAATAAGAGTGTCTGCAAACATATCCATAGGACTCTTTGCAGGGTAATTACGGTAACGATTGGTTACAAAATTGTAAGTAGCCATACCATTCTTGTCCTCATCTACGTGAGTGTACAAAGCAATGGTGAATAAGCCCTCGAGTACAATTTGGTTATCCAATGCCTTGCCGATGGTTTTGATCTTCTGACCTACGATTCTACCGTCATCCTCAATTGTCTCTGAGTGAGTAACGTAGAAAATCTTTAGGTTGTTTCTGAGTTTACGAGCAGTAGTAAGCATGTTAGTTACATCCTTAGCTAAGTTGGTAAACTTAGAGAAGCCAACCTCGTTAGCTTTTTTCATCATCAAGAAAGACATCGAGTAGATAGCGTCATCTAGTACAATGTTTTTAATGTGTGGAGCCTTCTCGTTGATTGTTCCGAGCAAAGCAGTAATTTGTGGAATATCATCAACCTCCATATAGTTCTTGCTTTCAGTGTTATAGAGCTTCTCTGCTCCACGGAAAGGCAATTCTTTACGGGCTACGTTAATGATAAACGTTTCTTTAGGGTTCAGGCTACGGATACTGGTAGATTTACCGGTACCACTTGGGCCTACGATAGCGATTAATTTGCTTGACATGATTTTAATTTTTCGATTGTTCAGTTTCTATTAAATGATCCCATCCAAAGAAGGAAGCAAATTCGGTGGCCATCTTTTTCTTATCGTCGTTACGAATAATGCCAACACTTACAATTGCATCTACTGCTTCTGGGTTCGTTTCTAAATAATTAAGTAACCAATCTCTGTAACTCAACTCTTCTTTGATTGGCCATTGATACTTTTGGTACCAATTTGTTTCTGTTATGTCAACCTCTGATAGGTTAGTTCCAACTCTTTTGCACATTTCTGCGTAAATTTCCTTCAAATGCTCGTTCATAATTTAATAAAATGTTCATAGTAACCTTTGGTAGGGTTGGACATCTCTTCGGCTCTAGGTAGTTCTTGGAACTCACCGTTGGCACCATTGAAATACAATCCTACTGCAGAATTTTCTAAGCCAAAGTGTCGGTCCTTTAAGAATATTAAAGAACGATACTTTTGTCCTAGTAACGACACATCATATCCGCTATGTACAGGTATGTTGTGCCGGGAAGGATTAAACAAGCCTAACACTATCTCGTAGTCTTGCTGTACTCCCTTGTTGAGGTGTAATTCCTCTAGTGATGGTTCGAGCATCTCCTCTATCAGTGCGCCTCTATTTGTGTATTGGGCTTTTTCTGAAGACGGTGTCTGCTGATGAACAATGATGTTCGCCATCTTAAACTTCTTGGAAAATAATTCTAGTGTAATGTCCTTGACCATGTAATCTAGAGTCTGATAAGTGCTTAGTCGAGTTTTGGTCTCGGACATCATCTCATTCGACAATAGACTAATGTGGTCTAAAATAAAAAATACCCAAGTGTCATCAGATTTATACTGATAACCTACCGGTACTTGTCTCCCATCGTACTCTTTGTACTCGTAATCTCCAATAGCAGGGTTGTCAAAGAAAGTCTTTATGTATTTCTTGATTCCTGTAGGGTTTCTAACGTAGTCAATAACCTCTACGATATCTTGCAAAGCATTGATAAACTTCTCGGCTCCTCTGACTTTCTCAAGTAGGTCTGAATTAACTGTGTAAGAGCCAATAGACTTTAGCTGAGATACGCTTATTGTTATCTTGTACTTCTCATACAAGTACATGGCAATAAACGAAAGCCAGAAATCAGTCTCTGATTCCTCCAATGCAAAATAGAAAATCTTTGGCTTGACGTTAGAGTTGATTGTCCGTTTGAAAATATTCATGATGGTGAAATATTTTACAAACTTGGTCTTACCTACACCAGAGCCAGCAGTAATAGCAGTGATTGAGCCTTTAGTAAAGCCACCATATCTTTCACCTAAGCGAGGAAAAGGCGGAAGGATAGAAGTAATGCCTCCACTCTCCTTAATGCCCTTATTTCGCTCGATTTGGCCTAGTACTCTTTCAAAGTCCTGCATTAGATAATGTTCCTTGAACTGTAGTTGGTTGATTGGTTTCCGTTATCCTTGAATTGCTCGCACCAATTGGCTAAATCGCTTTGGTCGATGCCGTCAATTCGCTTAAAAATAAAGTAGCCACACTCTCTTACATAATTCAAAGAGCCTTTTCTACGTAAAGTATCTATATAGAGATCAGTACCACCTAGAATCTCTTCTTTGGTGTACTTGTACTTCTGTATAAACTTGGTCATTTTAGTCTGAACAGTAGCTAAGTCAGTAGTCTTTGCAGTTACTCCTAAGTTTTTAGCAGAGAACTTAATTGTGTACTCTTTGATCCATGAGATATCAACAACAGGTTCTACTGGTTTATGCTTTAACTTAAGACTAACTTCTTCTATAGCACCAACTACTGATAAGTCTTCTTTCCCTAGAATCTCAGCAACTTTAGGATGCCAGGTAATTCTAGAATCCTTGTGGATAAGAAGTCCTTCTGACTTCCATTGATCCACTAATCCGTGATGTTCACACAGGTCCCAAAGTACTTCGTAAAACGTTTTCTTCATTTTCTTTAACTCCTTGTATATCAATTAAATTGACCTCGTTTTCAGAAACGGGGGTTACGAATTTACTCAATTCTTCTCTCATTTGCAACTCGTACATTAACAATTCCTCTTGGTAATGACGTTGCATCATTAAGTAATCTGGGTGAGTACTTAACGATTCTCCGTAGGCTTCAAATTCTGTCATAATAAAATAAAAAGGGGGATTTCTCCCCCATTGTTAAAAATAGTAATTTTCACATAAGTCACGCAAGCTTCCCTTCGAGTCGTCTGGCAATTCAAAACAATCTTCGGGTGAAAATTGATAAGGAATGTAAGCATCACAATCTCGCAGATAAATCACCTGATAGTCTATAAAGTACTCAGGAAGTCTTTTTATAGGAGTATCTGTTACTGGACAAATACCTGCTATCAGTTTTTCTTTGAAATCAAGATTGCTTAACTCAAAAACTTCTTTGGTTAGGTCATTGTAGCATTTTCCTGAGAGAGCTACAAATAACTCACAGCTTAATTCTCCTGACATTACATCCTTCTCCCAATCCTCTACGTCACCGTAGTAACCTTCGTAGTAACTTATTTGGTCTACATCTACGTCAAAAGCGCTGTAATCACTATACATGTTTTCTAGGATTGAATGCCTAGCACTTTCACTTAGAGTTTCTAACTTAAAAGGTTCAATACCGGCTGCTTTGAGGTCATCAAAATAAGAATAAGCAGATCTGCTGGTTGGGTAGGAATCATATGCAATCTTATTTTCGACAAAAGGAAAAGATAGAGGTATGTTTCTTTCGGAAATCATCTTTAGCATTTCTTGAGCAAAGCAGAATGCATTCTCCATAGAATTGATGTGAATAACCTCGTCATTCATATGCTCGTTTAGATAGCCACAGCTTAAGTTATGTGAAGCAACTTTCAATCCTCTTCTACGCAAAGCACCTACGTCAGTACAACTACCGTCATTGAATGAATAACCATAGGTTTCCATCAATTGATTGATTAAGTGGTAGTGTTCTGGTGGAAATACTTCATACCCGTTGGTGTACTTGATGAAATCTGTTGAGTAAGAACGTCTGTCCAATTGAGTTACGATTAGAGAATCGTCAAAGAAACTCATGTCACACTCATTAGATCCGATACAGCCTCTTTCCTCGCCAAAGAATAATACTACTTTACAGTGGTCAAGACGCTTAAGCATCTCAACAGCAAAATAAAGACCGACAGAATCGTCAGCTCCAATACCACATTGCTTAGCAGTGTAGTTGTTAAAGCCATAAATCCAATCCTTGGTCTGGATAATTTGCAAGTCTTCATGATAGTCTTGAGCTGTGTCATAGTGAGCTACCACTGTAGGGTAAAATTCTGCTTGCCCTTTTGTAAAGTACAGATTACCTTTTACGTTATTGCCTTCTATACCTGTGTACTCATGGATCATTCTAAGCAAGTAATCTGCTTTAGCTTTGTTTCTAGCTGTATCATAGGTAGGAGATTGAAATAACATGATGTCCTTGAGCAAATCATAGTTAGTATCAAAATTCTTGATAGCTTTTATTTTTAATAATTCACACTCTTCAGAAGCCCGGAAGCTCTTAGAGTATGACATCGTTGGTTGATTGGATACTTTCTTGGTTTGTTTCATTTTCTTCGATTTGTTCGATTTGTTCAATTGGTTCGATTGTTTGTTCTGCGATTAATTCTTCGTAAGCGGTGTCGTCTGGATGGTAATAATGTCCGTCAAGTTCTCTGTACTCAAAGTCGCTGTGGTCTTTAACAAAATACCCATAGTTATTTTCAAACTCAGCTAAGTTATCTAAGCCATTCCAACAATAAGAACCATTGGATAATTCTATCATGCTGTCATCTGGAACAGAAGATTCTGCATATTCACAATAACTAGAATAGTCACTTCTTATAGTACGGTCAAGAACATCTGAATACGTTGTACACTCATCACATCCGTAACATCCTTCTCCTCTTCCGTGAGTAATTTCAGATATAAAATCTGGGTTAGAACTAGTAGCATCACAGATTTCACATTGGAAAGAGTCTGAATCGTTTCCATTATGAGTACCGTCTGTTTCGTTAAACTCCCAATAACTATTGTCAGGCTGATAATTTTGAAGTGTACATTCTGCCGTGTCGTAGTATCTTAAACTATCTATGTACGGAAAATAGTTATAATCTACTATTTTATCGTAAGGAAACGGTATTACTAAATCATACTTTTGACCACCGTGGAAATCTCTCAAATACTTGTAACCTATACCATCCAAACTAGCAGTAATTAATGACTCTGCTTTGTTGTCATAAGTATAGATACGATCAACGTGCTTACCTCCATTTGCATCAGTCCAGATAATACCACGAGCAACTACCTTGTTGTTTTTACGCAAAACAGCTAAGCTAACTATTTCTGGATTGTCTACGTAAATCTCTAGGTATTTTTGACAGTTAGAATATCTCATACAAGACTGCCACAAAGTACTACCATTTATAGGTCTAAGGTAATTGTCTTCTAAATAAGCCTCTCTGATGTCTTCACCTGTTACAATAGAGAATTCATAGTTTTTGTCTTTAATTACTACTAACTTGTAATAAGCTTCTGCAAAGATGTTCTTCTCACGTTCTGTAAACTCTACAGGAAATAACTTATTTAAGACTTTGTGAATACTAGTGTGAAACCGTTGTTCAGGATTCCATACGCCAGGCTTAATAACTTCTCTTAAGTTGTAAAAATTCCATTTAAGATTAGTTATGTTCACGTTTGGGGAGTTATGCATAACGTTTCCGTCACGAAAACAAAAATGCCTATTTATGTAACTACCCTCATAACTACGCAATAATGGTATTGCAAAGTCTGGAGGTGCCTCATAGTAATACTCAAAAATAAACTCGGTACCGCCATCTTCTTTTTGTTCAGTACCCTTAAGCATCTTTTTAGAGTTCATCTTTATAGGATGAGGAACCATGTGTTTGTTCAAACAAAAAGAAACAGTCTCACTTTTATTATGTTCACCGAAAGAAAGAGTACCGAACTCATCTGAATAAGTACCCATTACCATGCGGTCATACTTAACAAGAATCTTAGTTCTATGGGTAATGTAGTAGCTTTTAAA